TGAGCGTGGGCAAACGAGTGCCAGCGAAACTATCGCAGCAATTTACGCAGCAACCCACAAGCTCACTACGAGGTAGGAATTATGGACACCGAACTGAAAGGCGCGCTCGACGCGCATGGCGCCGCAATCGACGCCGCAATCAAGAAGTACGACGGCCAGATCGCCGAGGCCGGCAAGGCTGACAGCGAAATCCGGGCGCAAGTGAAAGCCATGTCCGACAAATTCGAGGCGACGATCACCGAGATCGGCCAGAAGATGGCGATTGCCGGAGAGCAGTCGGAGCCTCCGGTTACTGCCGGTGCCGAGTTCGTCAAGTCTGCTCAGTTTGCCGCGCTCCTTTCGGGGCAGGTCAACACTGCTCGCGTCGAGGTGAAAAACACGGTCGTTACTCAGCCTGGCGCGCCGTTCCCGGAAAATCGTCCCGGCATCATCCCCGGTGCTTTTGGGCCGCTGACTGTCCGGCAGTTGCTGACCACGATCAACGTCACCAGTAATTCGGTGCCGGTCCTGCGCGAGCTGGCGTGGACGAACAACGCAGCGGAAACTGCCGAGGGTGCGGCCAAGCCCGAGTCGGTCCTGACGTTCGCGCCCTACGATGTGCTCATCCGGACCATCCCGCACTTCATCAAAGTCAGCACACAGCTCATGGCGGATGCTCCGGCAGTGGTGGCCTACATCGACACGCGTCTACGTGATGGGCTGTCTCAGCGGATTGAGCGGCAAATCGTCATCGGCGACGGCACTGCGCCGAATTTGTCCGGCCTGAATGATGCGGGCAACTTCACGGCTTTCACTCCGCTGTCGGGCGCCAACTTGATCGAGTCGATCAACCGGGCTCGCTGGTCGCTGTGGTCTGCCGGGTACGTGCCGGATACCGTCATCGTCAACCCGGCTGACTGGGCCGCGATGGAAGTCCTGCGCGAAGGCGTTGGCACTGGTGCTTACCTGTACGGCGCGCCTGGCATGATTGGCTCGCCCAATCCCTTCGGCCTGAACCTGGTCGTTTCCAACTGGCTGCCGGCTGGCCAGCTTTGGGTGGGCAACCTGACGACTGCTGCAACGCTGTTCCAGCGCTCGGGCGCTGTCGTCGAGATGGGTTTCGTAAACGACGACTTTACCCGAAACCTGGTGACGATCCGCGCCGAGGAACGTCTCGGCCTTGGCGTCGATGTACCTGCCGCAACCCGCTACGGCCCGATCACGGCGGCCTAAGCCAACCCGGGGGCAGGTTTCGGCCTGCCCCCTTTCTGGCCCCGTTAGTTACATGCGGGGGCCCCGTTAGTTACATGCGGGAGCCCCGTTAGTTACATGCGGGGGCCCCGTTAGTTACATGCGGGGCGAATTAATGCAAAGGGGCACGCGATGAAAGCGACGACGACGCGAGAGTTTTTGCACGACGAGCTAGGCCGGATCAAGGTCGGCGAGTTTGAAGTGAGCGCGGCGCAGGCTGCATCACTGCGCGCGCTGGGCTGGGTCACTATCAGCGAGGACACAGATGCTCCCGGTTCGGGCAAGCCCAAGGGCAAATCCAAGCCCTAGCGGTTTGGGGATACCATTCCTCAAGTGGGCTGGCGCTACCGTGGTTTGCATCGCAAGCGGGCCAAGCCTGAGCGCGGAGGATTGCGATAGCGTCCGGCTGTGGCGGGATGCTTCGCCGGCAGATCGCAAGGCCGTAGTCGTCAACACTTCATTCCGCGCTGCTCCGTGGGCGGATGCGCTGTTTGCGATGGACATTCCCTGGTGGCATCACCACATCAAAGAAATCCGCGAATCATTCCACGGCGAGCCCTGCAGTAGTTCGCCGCATGCGCTCCGCTACGGGGTCCGCATCATCGGGTCAGGCTGGAATCCGTATGGCAACAGCGGGGCCGGCGCGATCCGGCTGGCGTGCTGCGCTGGGGCGACCAGAGTCCTGCTGATCGGCTACGACTGCAAGCCGCGCGGCGCGCAAATACACTGGCACGCAGATCACCCGAAACCCCTGGGCAATGCTGGCAGCATGATGAAATGGGCCGGACAATTCGCAAAGCTGCGCGATGCGCTGACCGGTGTCGAGATTATCAACTGCTCGCGCGATACAGCTTTGACGGCGTTCTCGCGCGGCGATCTAGGCCAAGAGCTAAGCCGAAGCGCTACCCCCCACGAAGCCGCGCAGACCTGAGTTTTGCAGACCATTCGGCAATCGTCATATCAGAATCACGTCGGTCCGCCCAAAAATCATGCGGCAGGTTCAACGAGTACAGAACGTCGAGGTTCACTTCAGCCGCTTTCTCCCGGGGTAGTCCAGTCGAAAAGAAGTGAAGCTCGCTTGCCACGGCGGCCCTGGTGACCATCACATGAATCATTTCATCAACGGCCTTCACGCGCTCCTCCATTGCGTTGAGGTCTTTCTCGACACGATGCGGCGAGAAGCATGCAAGCCGGTCCTTTATTTTCTTGACGCTTCCGGCCAGTGAGGTTTCGGTCTTGCGGGAGACGGCGAACGAGGCCCTGACGGTCGCGTTAGTTGCCGCGATGGAGGTCGTGTTTTCCTTGATCTTCGCGGCCAGCTTGTTGATGCGGTCAATCATTTCGTTTCTTCCTGCGGTGGGTGAAGCCACAAGCTAAGCCGGCCAGCATGAACACAGCGTGAACGAGGTAAGAGAATCATGGTTTCAAACCGGCTACCCCCTGACTGTGTGCGCGGGCGAATCCGCGCCTACATCGAGCGTCAAGCATCAAAGTTGGGCGACGACGTTCTCGAAGTCGGCTCACGCATTCACCGGCCTGAGGCGTGGTGGGTCGTGAATCGAGACCTAGCGCAGGGCAGCTGGCTGGGGATAGACATGCAGCCCGGCCACGGCGTTGACCTTGTTGCCGATATCCACGACTTGCCGGCGGATTGGGCTGGCCGGTTCTCCGGCATCCTGTGTTCGGAAGTGCTTGAACACGTTGCGCGGCCCTGGGTGGCTCTGCCGAAGTTGGCGGCGACGATCCGGCCCGGCGGCTGGCTTGTTGTGACCACCCTTTTTTGCTTCCCGGAACACGGCTTCCCTGACGATTTTTACAGGTACACCCGGCAGGGTTTGGGCCTGCTGCTGCAAGACGCCGGGCTGGTCGAGGTCGAGACTGAATACGCCGGGATCGTGCCTATGGTCCTGAACAACAAGGGCGAAGGGCTGATCAACAGGCGACAGGTGCCCATGCACGTCTTCGGCATCGGGCGTGCCCCGTGCTGACGCTGCTCACCGCCACCGGCGCACGGCCGCGAGCCTGGGCAATCTGCGAGCGCCTGATGCTCCGGCAAGATTACGCCGGTCCTGTGCGCTGGATTGTCGTAGATGACGGGCCTGAGCCGCAGCCCGTGACGTTTGAACGGCAGGGGTGGACCGTAGTTGTAATCCGGCCGGCGCCGTTCTGGCAGCCTGGCGAGAACACTCAGGCACGGAACCTACTGTGCGGGTTGCAGGCTGTCGAGGCTAGCGCGTCGCTTGTGATCGTCGAGGACGACGACTACTACGCCCGCGACTGGCTCACTACTGCCGCAGATCAGCTATCCCGCGCGGAGCTGGTGGGCGAATGCGGCGCCCGGTACTACAACCTGCGGACCCGGCGAGCCCGGTATCTGGGCAACAACGCGCACGCGAGCCTGTGCTCGACCGCCATGCGCGGCGCGGCGATTGAGTCATTCCGCGAGGCATGCAGTAACGCGCCGCAGTTCATCGACCTTGAGTTGTGGCGCAGTCACAAGAGCAAGCAGCTATTCAGCGGCGAGCGCGTGGTCGGGATCAAAGGGCTGCCCGGCCGGGCTGGAATCGGCATCGGGCACTCCGCGCGTTTCGCGGGCAGCCAAGACCCGCTCGGGCGTATACTGCGCGGGTGGATCGGCGACGATGCCGACACATACCTGCGGGAACCCGTACATTGAGCGAAGTTACCGTCCTTGAAGTCAAACAGTTCTTGCGCATCATCCACGCGGGCGATGATCTGCTGCTGCAGACGCTGATCGACGCGGCCGAGGACGAAGCGCGGCGCTATCTGAACCGGGATCAGCTCGCAACGCTGCCGCTTGATTACCCGCCGATCTACGACTCCAGCAGCTCAGAGATTCCCGAGCCTGTGCCGGGTCCGGGCGACCCTATCGCTCCGTCCGTGCGAATCGCTATTTACTACCTTGTGCAGTGTAAGTACGAGAACACGAAGCCCGACGATATCCCGAAGATGCGCGCGGCGGCAGAGACCCTGCTGCAGCCTTACCGCACGTTGCTGGGCACGTGATGCAAGCGCAGCGCTATCGGCATCGGGTGGAGGTCCAGCAGCGGGTGCTGGCTCAGGACGCAGTGACGGGAATCATTTCCCACACGTGGGCCACTGTCGAGCTTGCGGGCAACATCCCATTGTCATCCGTGCCGGCGGAGGTCTTTCGTGGGCCTGGCCGGGAGTTCGACAGCGCAGATCAGAAGCAGGCAGAGACTACCGCGCGGATTCAATTCGGCTGGTTCCCCGGACTGCTGCCGACGATGCGCCTACTTTGGCAGGGCAAGCCGTTCGACATTCTCTCAATCGAGACCGACGCGACCGATCGCCGCGAGTACCGGGTTAAGTGCAAGGAGGGCCTGACCGATGGCAGCTGAAACCGTCACCGTAACCGGCCTGCGGGAGACACTGGCCGCGCTCGACGATATCCGCCAGCAGATCAGCGCGCAGGGCGTCAAGGTCAAGAACGCGAACCCGCTGCGGGCTGCATTACGACAGGGCGCTAACGTGATTTTAAAGCAGGCCCGCGCGAACGTCGCGGCGATCATTGCCACGCCTAACGTAAACGGCCGCAACATCTCGACCGGCACTCTAATGCGGGCAATTAAGGTTCGCCGGCCTAACCGCCGGTTTTGGCGTGGTCGTCATGACGAGCTGGCGCGGGTGTATGTGGACCACAAAATGTATTACAGCCTTGCGCGCGCTGGTCTGAAGTTCAGACGCGCAAACGACATTGCGTGGATGCTGGAGTTCGGGACAGAGCTTCGAGCGCCTATGCCTTTCATGCGGCCAGCGTTCGAGTCTAAGAAAGCCGCCGCTGTAGAAACTTTCCGCGCGGAGTTCGAGCGCCGGGTGCTCCAGCTAATCGATCGCTATAGGAACGTCGGACGATGATGCTGCCTCCAGTATTCCAAGTTCTGCGAAACTCGGCGAACGTGACGGCTATTGTCGGGACCAGCCCGGCAAGGATTTACCGACACGGCACAGCCCCCCAGGCTACCGTTGCGCCATACATTACGTGGAGCGTCATCACCGGGACTCCGCAGAACACGCTCAGCGAGCTGCCGATGGTGGACGCCTGCGTTGTGCAGGTGGACTGCTGGGCAGATAACACCGGGAACGGCGCGGCGCAGATTGAGGAGCTGGCTGTGGCGGTGCGCGCTGCACTGGAGCCGGTCGCGCATATGACTGGCTTCGGCCCAAACGGGCAAGACTTCGAGACGCAGCGCTACCGCATGATGCTGCAGTTCGACTACTGGCTCGACCGGGCTTGACCAAACATTCCGGCGCGTGCCGGATTGCACGCGGCATTGCCGCACCACTGAGAGGGAAGTACCATGACCATTGGCACCGTTCGTACACAGGGCACGCGCCTTTTCTTCGCGTCTCCTGATGCAGCATCTTCGTCCGACCCTGATGGCGTTGTCATCTACAAGTTGGCATGCCCGACCGGCATCAACGGACTCGGCGGCGCACGTGGTCAGATCGACACGACGTGCCTTGATTCAATCGAAATGGAAAAACAGGGTGGGATGCTCGACCCCACTGAGCTTTCCGCCCCGTTTAACTTCCTGCCTGGCTCGTTCTCGCACCAGGCGCTTCTCGATCTGCGCGAGTCCGGGACGCTGATTAGCTGGCTGATTGCCTTTTCGGATCAGCTCGCTTCGCCGACTGCGGTGGACAGCAATTCACGTCTCGTCTCGCCCGGCCCGACTACTGCCGAGTTTCTCGGCTACGTGGCTGACGTAACTTTCGATATTTCGACAAACGAGATCGTGCGCGGAACTCTGACGATTCAGCGCTCCGGCCCAGTCGCCTGGGACCTGCCGATCCCGTCGCAGCCATAATCGGCAACTAACGGCATTCCAACGGCT